ATACTTGGGGAGATATAAAAATAAATGGTATTGATCGTCCGGATGTGACGTTAGACTTTGAAATTAAATCTGATGACATTTATTATAATTTTGGTGATAGTGAATCTTTACCCATAGAATATGAAGTTTCTTTAAGTGGGATTAAAAGAGATGAAAAAATTAAAAGGGGTGATAAAAGAAAAGTATTTGTTAACGCTAGATTACCATATACAATTAACCAATCAAGTGTAATTGATGGTTTACAATATAGATTATGGATTAGAGAAGGTACGACACAAGTAAATGTAATTGACTGGGAAGATGTTAATAGAGCGTTTCTTAGAAATTATTTTATTTTAGATACTTCTTGGTTTATACCTAATGAATATTATATCGATATTAAGTTAACTTCTAACGAATTAGTTAAGACTTATACTACCAAACTAAAATTTAGTGTAGTTAATCAAAAAGAATAATTTATTAATCATTTGTTTTAATATCATTTAAATTTAATGGTTCAACACCAGATGGTAAATTAAACTTTGTTTTTTTAAATATCATTTAAATTTAATGGTTCAACACCAGATGGTAAATTAAACTTTGTTTTTTTAAGTTTTTCTATTACATCATTATAAATGCCCTTTAAAGTATCATGTATTTTTTCTTTAGATAATGGTTTAGGTGTAGGTACATCAAAACTCATCCAATTATCTAATGAATAACCACCACCCTCTTTTCCAGATGTAGTGTCATTACCAATTCTAATATTCACATCTACCTTAAATTTATCAGGGTCACCCTCATAATCATATTTATCATCCTCATTAGGTGTTTTTATTTCACTAAACTTAACACTAACCATAATTAACCTAGGGTCAGTTTCTGTACTATAAAGATATTTTTTATTGGGCCATTCCCCAACCTCACGAGCATTTAGTGGGATATATAAAGTAAACCCATAACTATTATCCCAAAAAAGTATATTTCTTTGGAGAAATTCTGTTTTATAATTACCATAATCATCATCAATAAAATCTATATCTAAAATACCTACATGTGAATCATTATCTCCATCATTATCGCCAGTGGATTTGGATGATAACTCCACTTTAAAGTCCCTAATAAAATCAACCAAATGTCTAAAAAATATTTCAGTAGTATTTTGTAACTTTCTTAACGGCTTATGTTCACTAAATAACTTATCACCATTATAATAATATGTGTATGATATTTCATAAGCTATATCATAAGGTATATCAAATAACTCTATTAACCATACCGCTGATTTCCATATATTAAAAGATTTATAGTCGTGTGGACCAAATTCTTTATTTAATACCCATAGAAGTCTTTTTTCTTGTGGGGAAAACTCAACTGATGTGTCAATTAAATTAGATTCTAATAATACATGTTTCTTTTTAATTCTCATATAACTGCTAATATAATAATAAATATATCGTAAAACAAAAAAGGGTGAGAAATAAATCCCACCCTTTTAATATTAACTTTTAAATTAAGTCTATCTCAATTCATTGATGTCAAACGTTTGAACACCATCAACTGTAATCGTACCATAGAATCGGTTATTAACCATCTTCTTAGCGTATCTCGTCATGATACCCTTCGTTGGTGCGAAGTTGAACGGGTTTTGCAACGTTGGAGTAAGTTGTAACGGTACGTAAGGTGCATAAATGTACCCAGTATCCAATAAAGACTTACCTTTATGTCCAATGATGATTGAGTTAGCTGGAGCGTAAGGGTCACGATACACAGTGTAACGTCCACCTAATGAACCAATTTTCTCAATTCCCATATTGTACTGATCCTGTTCTGGATTAGCGTTTGATACGTGGAAGTATTCCAAGTCGTCAAAAATCGCTGAAACTTCAGAAGATACTACGACAAAGTTCGCACCACCTCTTAAAGTTGCTTTGTGAATTTGAGCAGAAACTTGATTTACTTTAGTAATCAACGTTTGATTCCACTCTTTTTGAGTGTAAGCGTTGAAACCACCACTAGTCGTTCTTTTCCATCCGTTGTAATCCCATCTCAATGTCCAAGCTCCACCGACTCTCAAATCTCTCAAGATCTCTCTATCGATTTCAGCCGCAACTTGTTCAGACAATAAAGCTGTTAATTCAGCTTCAGCATCAATGTTGTGGAATGCACTAACATCTTGTGCCAATTCTGGAGACCAAGTAGCTCTTAGTTTTCTTTCCGTAACAGAAACAACTACTTCATCAAGTTCGAAAGAAACTTCTCCCATCTCAGTAGCAAATTCTAATGTTTCGTATCTACTCCAAGCAACTGTAAACCCAGTCAATGGGAATGTTGAACCTGAAGCGGCACCTACATAACCATCAAGGTTAGCAGAACCACAATCGATACACGCTGGGTGTGTCAAATCTAATTCAATTAATAGACAACCATCAGGAGTACAGATATTATTGTAATTTACAATACCTTTTCCATATACTTGAGCCACTAATCTAAATGGTACTGCACCACCAGCAGCGATGATTGTTTTACCATCGTTATCAACTATTTCAACTTCTGAAACAACATTTAAAGAAGCTAAGAAAGTTTCAGTATCCATTTCATTACCATCTGGACCAGTTAATCTACCAGCATTTGTGTCAGAGAATCCTGTTACACACATCTTAACACTTCTAAATGAATTGTCAGAAGCTAAAGGCTGAGAAGCCAAAGCTGTAGTAACATTCTCACCAGCAGCATTAATAGTTACACCATAGTAACCAGCACCAGCAAAAATAACTTTTTTACCTTTAGATGCGTCAAATAAACCATCATTATAAAATAAATCATAAAGTGATTTAGTTAAGAATGGAGTGATAACTGTATCAGCATTACATCCACTAATTACACATTCTGGTAATGCACCATTACCATCACCATTACTACCGTTCAAAGGAACTTGTGTAGATGATGTTTTTGGTACAAAGTAGAATAATTTTCCAATTGGCATGTTCATCGCTTGTACTGATACGATGTCATTAGCCAATAATTTAGAGAATACACGTCTTACGATTGGAAAGACGACAGTCTCAAATGAACCAGAGGAGCCAGCTCCCGTTGATTCGTTTAGCATAGAGGATGCTTGGTTTTCATATAACTGAGCAATGTTCTCTTTTACGTGACCTTTTAAACCTTCTAGGAAACCAATTTTGTTCCACTTTGAAATAGTTTTAGATCTTATTTGTTTTAGGTGTTCAAGTCCGATATTTCCGACTTCACCTGAATTTAATAAATGTCCCATTTTATTTTTGAGTTTTTTTATTTTGTTATTATTATTATGATATTCTTTTCATTAAATCTTTAATCGCTGAAATTTGTGGGTCTACATAAGCAGTAGATTCATTCAAATCAGATTTTGAAGACTTAACAGTTTTATTAACTTTATTTTCAACAGACTCACTGATTGGTGTCTTCGCATCTAACTCAGTTTTAATTGTTTTATAAATAGATTTAGATTCTTTGATTGTATCAGCATTGTCAAACCTCTTAAGAATTAACATTTTTTCTTTTTTAGTTGTCGAATTTTCTGTGAACAATCTATTTACATACGCTAAGTTAGTATTGAATAGAGCCACTTCATTAAGTTTGTCTTTAAATATATTAAGAGCTTTTTTGTATTCGGTATTTTTACCTTTCAACTCATTGTACTCTTTTAACATTTTAGATTCTGCAACAGTATTAGTTTTTGGTTTTCTAGTAATGACTGGTTTACGTGAATTTCTAGTTTCAGAAGTTTGTCTATTTCTATGTCCACCTTTTCTCTGGTATCCTTTAGTTCTAGCCAATGTATGATCTTCCTCCAAAGAAGCATCATCATCTTCATCCATTCCATAATCTTCATCCATACCTAATGAGTCATCCATTCTATCGTTATACCCTTGTTTAGAATGTGATAAGTGAGCATCCAAACCATCAGGGTTTTCACCATAATGTTTTCTCATCCCTCTTCTTTCACTTCTACGGTCAGAAAAACTTTGGTGTCCTTCACCTAATTCATCACCCATTTCGATTTCATACACAACTTCGTCATCTTCGTCCATACCGCAACCTTCACACATTTCATCATCTTCGTCTATCATTTCCATTTCTTCCAAAGATTCTTTAATGTAATACTCTGCACCCGTTTCGTTATCTGTCAAATGAATTCCATCAGCGTCTTTAACTACTTCAACTTCATCGTCTGGACCTAATTTCTTAAATACTTTAACAACTTCATCATCTGAAGACATTGTCATATCTAATACATCGTCCATACCCAATTCCATCCCCATAGGTTCAAGGTCTAATTCTAGTTCTTCTTCACCATCTAAATCTAGATCAGTGTCGAGGTCTAATTCGATATCAGCAACTTCTTCACCATCATCTGGTAAATCCATAACTTCCATCCCCAACTCTTCAGATTCTTCTGAATCGTCATCTTCATTGTCAAGTTCTAACTCAACGTCCATATCATCTGCGGATCCTTTTAATTCAATATCGTCTAATTCAATAGTTTCTTCATCTTTTTCTCTCAAAGACGACTCTACGATACTTTCAATTTCTTTCGACATATGCGCCGAAAGCATTTCTTTCGTGTTGGCTTTTAAGGCATCCTCTAAAGTCTTTGCTTCTAACAAAGCCTCTTCGATGATTGATTTCTTTTTCTCAGCCATTTTAATTTTTTTTAAAATTATTTTATTATTATATTAAAACGCGTACACATACGCATTTTTTAATAAATATGCAATAAAACATAAAAAGATTTTTTTTAGTACTTTTTTTAGGGTTTTTTTTAATCTAATAAAAAATTAGATAAAGAATCTTTTAATAAATTATCTTCATTCTTTTTATTAGACTCTGACATTTGTTGTTCTCTAGATGGTTCTTCATTATATATCCAAGACCCAGGAGTTGATGGGGAAGTTACAATGTCCCAGCAGATTAGTTCGTAATCATCTTGTACTATGTTCTTACCATTTTCTTTTTCTAACGAACCAACACCTCTTGATGATACACCGATTTTTAATCCTTGACGAATGTAGTTAGCCACTCTATCACCTTCACATGAAATAATTCCTTGATTAACGAAACCTGGTGACATAATGATTTGGAGTTTTCCCATTAATACATTACCTTCCCACCATAAGTCTATGACGTTATGAGATATCCTACTTACTGCGATAATAGAACTCTCTGGGTGATCAGCTTCACCCATTGCTCTTTTTTCTTTAACAAGTTTTAAATAGTTTTCCGCTTCTTTTCTTAATAGAGCTTCAGGGTACACCCTTTCATTTTTATTCTCCACCCCATATTTTTGCATAACAGCATAAACAATTAAAGGGTCACTAACTACTTGTTGACCTTCTGATAGTTTACTAACTTCGTTAATGAAACTTTTATTATCTTTTGGGGAAATGTATCCAGCATCATATTCGATGAGAATGCCTTTTTTATTTATTTCGTTTTTTTTAATTATTTCCATAATAATGATTTACTTTAATTATAAATATATCATTACTATAAAAACTCTATTTTTTTTGTTTAAATGAAAAAAAATGACTATATTAAATGTAAAATAAAAGTTATGTATTAATTACCTTGGAGTTTGCGAAACCAATGATGTTTGGAATTTTTTAAACTTATTGTTTATTAAATCTGTTACGAATTGTTTACTTTTTTCCATATATGGTTTTAATAGATTTTTTAATTCAATATACAATTTATTTATAGCTACATCTCTAGCATCTATACCCGAATGAGTACCGTTAGTGTCGATGAAATCATTCACCCTACTTGCATCATTTAATCCCATTATTGCTGACATAGTTGCTGCTAACCTATCCGAATCTCCACCTTTTCCACCAAATAAGTTATTGATGATATTAACAGACTTGGATTTTTTTGTTTTATTAAAGAAATTTTCATAATTTTTATCACCTTTAGATTCATCATTAAAACGCTTAGATAACCAATACGTACCACCATCTATATCTTTTTGTGAACCTATTTCATTTGGAGTGATTTTACCATATAAGTTCTGAACAAACACAGAGTCAAAAGAAGTGTCATTTTCCATAAACTGGTTAGGTACACCTCCATTTCTATCCCCAACTTGAATTTGTTGAAAATTTGTACCATTCATTTGTGATTTAGATATATTTTTACTAACTAACGTAACAAGTACACCATTTGTATCATTAGGCTTTTTAACCCCTACTTTTTTTGAAGTATTTACTACTATACCATTTAATTCATCTATGAGAGGTTGTAATTCTTTTGAACTAACATTTAACATTGTCGCATCTAAAATATCACCACCAGTATAATTAGTATTAGGGGTTTCTTCTTCAGTTAACAAAGATAACCCCATTAACTTTCTCATGTGATTTTTCTCTTCTAATAATGTTTCCATAATATACTTTAATTATAAATATATCATTACAATAAAAACTCTATTTTTTAGTTTTATAAAAGGTAAAATAATTATTATTATCTAAACAATTATTTGCTACATCGTATATTAATTTTTTTGATTCGTTTAGTAATTTTATTTGATTTATAGGTAACCCTTTCTTCTGATATAGTGTTATCTCACAGGACATAAAACTTCTTTTGGTGGTTACAAATCCAGATGATCTCATATCTAAATCCACTATATATTTATTATTGTGGAAGATTTCTTCGTTTAACTTATTATTAAGATTTTGTTTGATTTTTTTTCTTAGATTCCTCAACACCGATTCGTAATTTGTGTTTTCATCAATGTTGTTTATCTCTCCCCAAGCACTAAGGTTAATGTATAAACTTTTAGATTCTTTATTATTGACTGTACCGATTTTAGTTTTGTAGTTATTTAATAAATTCAGTTTTAATTCTTTTCCTACTTTCATTCATATCTATTTATTTTTTTGTTATTTTTAAAGTTTGTATATTACAATTATAATGATTGTGACGCGAAATGTCAAATTTTAGACATGAAAAAACCCACTATAGTAGCGAACTTTAGTGGGTTTTATACTGTCCGTAGACAATAACGGTCCTAATCCGTTTTTTTAATAGTTTTATCCGCACTTACACCAAGGTGTACGACCCTTATATGCAACTACAACACCAGATTCACCTATTGGACCAACAGTTGTTTTTAAAGTAACTTTTTGTTCTGCCGTACCAACGGTACCTATAGGGGGTTTACTACCTTTATCACGTTTACCTTTATTTTGATTCTTTTCCATTTCTTCCTCCGCTAAATCACCCATTACTTTTTTACATGAAGGTAAATCAGAGGTTTGTTCATTTAATGTTCTCTTAACAATTCTTTGTAAATCTGATTCTGTAAGATTTACAACTGTTCCGTTTTTTCTAATTCTCATTTTTTAATTATCATTATTATTGTTATTATTATATAGATTCATTTAAATCATAAATCTTACCTATATCCGTTTTTATTGTATTAGTGTGTTCGACTTCACTCCAAAATGGATTCTTTAGTTTTTATGGGCGGAATGGAATTCTGCGTTGTTTGGCTACACAAAAACCAGGAGCGGTGTCATGTATTCTTTTATACCTACCACCTTTCTTTCGAAAACAATTACATACCGATTCTTTTGAACTTCCCATTTTGAGGCGTATAACTTCTCTCCAGTTAAACATAAAACCACCTGTTGGTGGTGTACCTATTTTTAATACATTCTCATACCATTTATCACCTTGAGGACAACCTATTTTTTCTACGGGTTTATCAACAACGGGTTTATCAACATCAACATCGATTTCCTCTTCTTCCTCTTCACAAGGACCTTGTTCAGTTTTAATGGTTATTTTAGTGGCACCAAGAAACTTATTATCGTATTCATATTCGTCTATAACATGACAAAAACCATCTTCACCATCCCTTTGTACCTGATCAATAAACCTTTCTATTGTCATCTTTCTACCGTTAAAATAAATAAATAATTTTCTAGTCCCTTTACCAATGTTGGTTGGATTATCTACATTAGAATAAACATCATCATTTAATTGTTGTTTAAGTCTATCTTGTAATGTTCTATCTGTTGGGTTTTGAAAAAAGTCCTCTATCCCTGGATTTGATCCGTCTCTATATCTATGATATTGTGTTGGATTTTCATTACTCTCTTTTAATATCCTTTTTACAATTTTTTGTAAATCCGATTCGGTTAGTCTAATAACCTTTCCATTTTTTTTAATTCTCATTTTTCTTTTTTTTCCTATTATTATTATATAGATTCATTTAAATCATAAATCTTACCTATATCCGTTTTAAAATTATCTAAACTAAAATCAGTATTTAGTAACTTGTCTTTGACTCTCAATAACTTGTCTTTTAAATCTATGTCTGATGATTCATCTAGTTTTTTATCGATAGTCTCAATACAACCCTTTTTTAATTTAATAAACGTATTTAATTTATCTTCATCATTACCATTTAAAATAGTTTTTATGATTTCTTTTTCCGATTCACTTATATTTGAGTATCTATTATTAAATTTGTCAACCGCTAATTTAGTAATTATACTAGGGGGTATATCTAAACTTTCTTTTACTACTACCTCATCTTCTTTTTCTAACATTAACCTAACAATGTTATTTGTAGATGTATTGAGTTTATCAATATTAGAAGGGGTTTTTTTAGTTTTAGTTAAATAGGATATATCATTATAAAATGAATCATTTTCTTTAATAATCTTCACACCTTTTAATAGTTTTAAAAAATAGTCATTTCCTTTTTGGATGTGACCCTCATTTAAATTTCTTAATAAAGTTATATTTTCTTTAATATACTCTCTGGCTTGTCCACCATCGTTAAACTTTTTAGTTTGTAAATTCTTATAAATTAAGTATTGATCACTTAATGTTTTATTTTCTTTTAACGTTTTTAAAAATTTAGAGAATACTTTTTTTCCCTCTTTATCTTTCCTTAAAACAGACTCAACCACTATATTTTTAAAAGTGTCTTTTATATTACCAAAATTTTCCATATTCTATTTATTAATAAATATTAAGAATTATGAAAAAATTTAGTCTTTGATGATTTTATCTATTTCTTTTGACATATCCTCTATTTTGTTGTTTATAATATCAGTATCTTTTTCTACTGAATCTAAATCATAAATATGTTCATTTTTCCCTAAACTTTCTGTAAGTCTTTTAAGATATATCCCTTGATATTTTTTAGTTTTAGATACATATTTTCGTCTACTTTCCTCCATTAAAAGATTATCTTTTTTATTTGTTGACTCTACTGCTGTGTCGGTTTCAGCTGCGGTTGCTTCACCACCAGCCATACTATCTGCAGCGCTTTCTATGTCTGCACCAAATCCACCTCCAGCGTCTGCACCAAATCCACCTCCAGAGTCAGTTTCTTCACCACCTTCACCACCTTCACCACCTTCAGCGGTTGCACCATCTGAAACCAAAGTATCAAAGTCACCATATAATTTATCAACTCTATCAAATAAACCAGTCTTCTTAATAATATTAGCAGTTTGTTCCATTTCAGCCGCAGCTGCTTTCTCTAACCTTTGTTGTTCTAAATCACTTCTAATGTCCTCATCTGACATCCCTAATATTTGTTTTCTTGCTCTAGTCATAGACATAGATCCGAACCCGTTACCTGCATCAGACACTGCATCTTTATATAAAGTAACCTTCATTTGTGTTTGTTCTATCTTTAACATCTCTGCTTGTGTAGAAGGGTTGTTAAGTGTTAAAGTGAAATTTTCTAATTCATCCTCTAACCCTAAAATGTATAAATGGATTATTGCAATCTTATTTAATTCTTGTAACATCGATTGTTGTATCCTATTGATTGTTCTTGCGAATCTAATATCTTGTAACGCTAAGTTCTTCCCATCACCAGTTGCCTCCTCGAAACCTAAAAACGGTTTAGGTACTCTAAGAGCAGTAAATAATTTCTTCTGTAGATACTGAATATCTGCAATCTCTGAAAGGTTAGTTGCACCTGGTAAGGTATCTATAGGACTAGGTGCGTTTGGATCTCTTACAGGGATAAAATAATCTTGATCCTGAGCCATTTGATTATACCTAGTATCTATCTGCCCAGTTTTTTCGTCTATAACAGGACTCCTTTTAAAATTATTAGCAATTTTTTGTACATATGAAGGAACATCTGCTTCATCAATGTTACCTACGAATATTTTAAAGATTCTTCTTTCTGGTGCTCTTGTAACTCTGTAAATTAACATAGCATCTTCAGAAAGTAATAATTGTTTCCATATACGTCTAGCCTTTTCTAACATAGAAGTACCATAAGGTAATCTTCTGTCATCACCTAATAGTCTAAAGTGTGCAACCTGCCACGCATTAAATTCAATATCTCTCTGACCCCAAACAAACTTAACTGGGTTAAAACTATCTTCTTCAGCATTTACCGAATTTGCACCAAAACCTTCATTATCTTTTCTAGTGATTTCTATATTTGGTAGTTGTTTAACACCTGTTATACCTTCCTCACTATCAATATTTAAAAATAAAAAATTATCACCATATTTACATGTGTTTCTTGTCCACATAGGTAATGAAGTGTGTATATCTAATCTGTTGAAGAATAAGTCTTCCAACACCCTTCTAACTCTTTTACTTTCTGAAAATATGTTTATCACTTTATTTTCAGGATTTAAGGTTGTCGACTCCTCCATCATTATATCTAATGCTGCCGCAATTTCAGGGAAAAATTCCATACCCTCAAAATCTGCATATGAAGCTAACCTTGTTGTTTCATAATATATAGAGTGTTGATAAATCTCGTTATCAACCTTTTGCCACATTCCTGATAAATATTTATCTTGTTGTAGTTTTAGTTTTTCATAGTCATATTCTTCTTTTGACTTAGTTTTTAATAACTCTTTATCGTTTATAGAATATCGAGACTTATTATCGGGTCTTTTTATTTCCGGTCCAAATAAGTTGTTTAACTGTTGGAATATAGTTTTTCTAGCCATTTTATAAGTATAATGTTTATTTTATAATAATAAATATCAAAAAATATTAAAAGTTATTTAATACCAAATAACCAATTATATTCACCATTATCATTATTATTATTATTCTGTTGTTGGGGTTCATAGGTGGGGGTATTACTATAAAATGGATTTGTAAAACTTTTATTCACATCATTCGATAAATTAGTATTAACCCACCCTTCTAACATTGCCTTTGTTTGTTTTTCTATTGTCTCTAATTTTTTAAATGTTGTTTGTACCACAAAAAGTGGCATCGCCAAAGCCATAATAATATCATCATGAAAACCATCTTGATGATCTGGCCTACCATTTCTATATACAAAAGTTTTTAATTCAGAAATTAACCTAACCGATCTTATTATGGTTTTATTTTCTCTAATATGTTCTTCTAAATCACTAACCATTTGCAACCTACTACTTCCAACATTAAATCCAGGAACTTTATCACCTTGTTTATATACACTTTTTGCATATTTTTCACTTAGTTTTCTATTTTTAGGGTCGTCATAGTGTAAGTGATTATACCCCATTTCTAATAACTTCATAACAGTAGATACTCCCATACCACCTGTTATATCTACGACAGTGTAAGCTTGATATAGGTTACCGTATTTATATACAATTTCTGCCAATAAATCTGGAGGTAATTTATGTTTGAATTCCGCAACCTGTTCTAACCCATCAAAATCTAATATTACAATAGTGGAACTATCTTTACCATCCCCTCTAGAAACATCAACGCCCATAATATATTTGTGACCCACCTCTGGTTCTTTCCATATCCACATAGACTTCTCCATTTCAGCTTTATACTTAGGTTCCATAACATAATTTGTGTTCTGATAATCCACATACTCATCATCAACTACGTTACCACCTGAAGAAACAAATGATACGTCTAATTCTTGCGCAATTTGTTTCTTATCACCATTCATATCTCTACACATCTCCTCATACCAATGTGAAGTTGCCTTCCAACCATCTTTTTCCATAACACCGTAGTCTTCAATATGTGTACTATCCGTTTCATACGTTTTACCACTGTATTCCCACCTTAATTTATCTCTACCGATACTATCACATACAATTACCTCATCTTCTCCTCTTAACCAACTTAAGTGTCTATTATATCTAATATCCTCATACCACCTCATTTCAATGATATTGAAATTATTATCACCTTTTTTAGCGTTGTCATATGTTTTATAATATAATGCGTCTTGACCGTTAGGTGTTGATATTAACGTAACCTTACCACCTGTACCCAAAGAGGTTAGTGCTGCACCAAATACTTCAGCACCGTTATCGATAAAAGCTGCCTCATCCATCACTAAGAATGTAGGGGTATATCCCCTTAGTGCATCTTTTGATGTTGCCAATGCCTTAACTTCACATTTAGTAGACTTAGTTTTTATATGTCCTTTAGCTTCAATATCTAAATAAGATTCACCTTCTCCAATCCCCCACACCCATTCAGGTATTTGATCGGTAAAGTCTTTAATTTTTTTAAGAAATTCCTGAGCCAATGTTTGTTTATTCGCCAGCACCAAAATTTTCCAAGGGTTATTTGGGTCACAAAATGCAATTTTTATTGCAATATAGGCTGCGGTTGTAGTAGATACACCAGCCTGTCTTGGTTTAGTAACTATATTCCGATTATTTTCTTCGTAAGACTTAATTATTTGTTTTTGTTTGTAAAATAACTTAAACGGTACAAACCCCTTTTGAGTTAAATCATATGTTTTTAAAAATGTCTCAACTGCATATATAGGATCACCTAAACATTTAGCAAATATTTTTAATTTTTCATTTCTATCCATAATATTATATTTAAAACGCTACTACTCTACCCTCTTCCCAAGATTCATAATTGGGTCCTAGTTTATATGTTACATTAGAACCACCACCTACTTTTTCTATAATACCAGAATGATTAGCAGCTGCCCAAAAATGTGAATATTGTCCACCAGAATAATGTGACCCTATATAATCTAAAAAACCTCTCTTTGTTTTTTTTATGTCACTTATATCTTTCATATAATTTATTAAGTCCCTAATCATACTATCATCTTTTCTATTAAAACTATACCCCATATGTTTAGATATTAAAGTTATCCCATTTTTATTAGCAATTTCTTTTGCTGTATC